GCTTGGCCGAACTGCTCCCCGCCGCCCACCCGCCGACCTGATCACCCCCGCCGCAGAACTGATTCGCCGGCCGCCACGCACGCGCAGCCCAACCTGTGCTTCGCCGGACAGTTACCAACTTCTACAAGTGCTCTCGTCTCGAGCATAGACCGCCTTCTCGATGTCCAGAGCAACATGTCGGTCATGGGGCTCCGCTCTGCGATCGGCGCTCTCCAGAACGTATTGACCCACACTTAGGTCCGGACGTCCCGTGAAACGTGTCGCTATGAGATACCCCTGCTCTGTCCGGAGTTCTCGAACACGTCGGCCAAATTCGTGGGCATCCTTCGCGACGTACGCCAATTCATCGGTCGTTACAACCTGTCCTACGTTTTCTAGGAGATATGTCAACAACCGCTCTTGACTGCCAGCGGGGGCGCGTCTCACACGGTTTGCCACGTGCCAACGTCTCGCCGCATCGCGGTCCGGTCGTGCCGAGACGAGTACATACTCTTCCGGGCGAAGGTCGATTCCGACTTCCGGATCCGGGGACGCGCCTGACGCGATTTGGTAACCGCATTCGACTCTGAGTTCTCGCACGCGCCGGGCGTATTCGGAAATGCCTGAGACTACCTGGAGCTCGGCCCCGTCTATCACCACACCCTCGTAAGCGACCAGGTAGAGTCGGATTCGTTCGCGGGCACCGCGTGCCCGGATTCCCGCCTCATGGACAACGCTAACACCGAGGTCACTGAACTGCTGCCGAAGCTCTACGAGCCGAAGGACCTTTTGTCGAAGGTCGAGGCTCTGCAAATCCACGTGCAGCGTCTTGAATGCGGCATCGATTTGCTTAATCAGCCACTCCACGGACTTATGGGAGGGCCGTCTTGGCATCAGCTTCTCCCCCTGGCTTGGTCGCCCGGCAGTCGATTTGCCGGGTTCTCGACCAGGAGCGTCTTAATGTGTCGAGCTATTGCTTCTGCTAGTTGTGGTGGCACTGCATTCCCTATCTGGATTCCTACTTCGATCCGCTTTCCCTCAAATACGAAGTCGTCCGGGAAGCCCTGCAGTCTTGCCGCCTCGCGGTGCGTAATCGGCCGGTGAGCTTCTGGGTGAAGATAGCGGCCTTTTTCCGGCTTGTAGAACTCGCAACGAATCGTGACAGCGGGCCGATCCCACCATAGTCGTCCAAAGAGGTCTGTCCCCCCCTTTGTCTTTCGCTTCCAGCAATCTGGCATCAGTCTCGCTGGTAGATTCCATCGGTTTCCGCCCGGCGGAATGTGACGGTAGCGTTCATGTGACATTGGCGTCGGATTTCGGCCAATGTGCCAGTTCTCTTCTGTGGGTTCGAAAGGCAGGTCGGCAATAGCGTCGCGCACTGTCCGCCACGGCCTTAGCGAGCTACTGGGCGAAACCTCCGTCTTCTCGGGGTCCGCGTGTGTTGGTTTAGGGAAAGACGGTTCTCCCCCTCTTACGCCGATCACGATGGCTCGCTTTCGCGTTTGGGGGACACCGTAGTCTGCGGCGTTGAGCACGCGACCTTCGACACCGTAACCAGCATCCGTCATCAACTTTCGAAACTCGACGAATTCTTGAGAGCGAAGGAGTGGTGGTACGTTTTCGAGTAGGAAGACTCTCGGCTGCGCGTCGAGAACCGCGCGGACAAACTGTCGCCAGAGTTGGTTTCGAGGGTCACTGGGTACTCGCTCACCTAGATTGCTGAACCCTTGGCAAGGCGGTCCACCGGCGACCACGTCGGCTTTCGGAAAATGCTCGATTTCTTGAATCGCGCACTGGGCAACGCGCTCCGTCAGGTTGCGTCGAACTGTCTGGCAGGCAGCTGCATCCCATTCTACGCATAGCGCCGTTCGATACCCAGCCCGTTTGAACCCGAGCGCCAGTCCGCCGCAACCCGTGAAGAGCTCAAGCACCGTTGGTCCGTTACCGGGTGGGGTATCCTGAAGGTACCGATGCCAATCATCGCACCGCTCGCGCTGAGTATCGAACGGGTAGAGTCGGTAACTGCACCTACCGGTTCGCTCAAGCGCGAGCACGTCACCTGCCCCCAAGCGATGCTTCTCAAAGAACTCGCGGACCCAGTTTCGCCCCCGAAATACTTGCAGGGGCTTCGTCTCGATAGTCCGATCAAGTCCTTGCAGATAGATGGAAACCTTGCCAATCGTTCCGTTGCGGCGGCTCGCTTTGGTCGGTTGGCTGGCCGCGAAGAAATCGGAGTGCCCATTTAGCGACAGCACGAAATTCGACGCATCGGCCGACGTCACATGCAGCAGGCGCTTCCGCGTTGCCACCGTCCCGCTCATAGCCCACCATCCTGCTTGCTTTGCACCCGAAACGGACGAGCCCTCTTGTTCCGGTATCGTGGCACAGCACTCGCACTGCCTAGGCAACCGAAACCTGATTCTGTCGCGCAATCTGTGTCAACGGCATCTCGTCGGCCCCATCGAAGCTGAGCGACACGCGAATCCAATTGCGGCTCCAGCCACCCTTGGCCCATTGGCAGTTCCTCTCTCGTTCCACAACGCATCACTCTACATCATGGGGGCGCGGAGCGCCAAGCCCGCAATACGTTGCGGTTTGTGTTCGGCGTCAGACGCTCCCAAGACCGTCCGTTCGGGCGCGCGCCCGGGCGGGGCTGGCCCGCCGGGCATAGTGCGCCGTTGGGGCTGCGACGACATGCTCGATGGTGTCCGCCCACCGACCAGCCTGGACACGATCTCGGAATCCCTCTCCCTGACGCCCACAGCGTCACCGGGGCCGATCTGACCCGAGTTTGGCTGGGCGCAATACCGTCAGCATGCGGCGACCTCATCTCGCCTGCATGTAGTCCGTCGCGTACACGCTGACGTGGGAAGGGGGCTCGGCGCAGCTGCACCGCGAATTCAAACAAGGACGATCGAGCACACGGGCCTGGTGGCGCCCAGCGATTCCTCGCTCTCGTATTCGCAGACGGCCTCATCGGAAATGGCCACGATCCGACCGTCCGTGCGGGCAATCAGGACGAGCCACATGCCGCCGCCGCTCTGCCAAGCCCTGCCCCCGAGGGCTCTCGCAATCATTTGCGCCTGATCTTCGTTCATGGTTTGTTCCTCTCCCACATACTCTATCGCCGCCCACCGCCCGCGAGCGCCACAACCTCGAAATCGCACCCCAGCGCCTGGATGATCGCCAGGGCCGACGCCAGCCGTGTCCGGCCGGGCGTGGTCCGGTCGGCTAGTCCACCCCGCCGTGTTGGCTAGGTACGTAGATTCTCGTGGGGACGACCTTGACAGCCGTGAACCCTAACAGTATATTAACTCACAGATCGGCTGTTTCCCCGCGAGGGGTACAGACCGATGCCAACCGAGCCTGCCGCGCGGTGGCCAAGGAATTGTGCCGTCACGGATGACGCCCGCGCGGTATGCCAATCTGCCACCGGCGCCCTGCGCTGCTCCCAGCGCGTGCGCGCCGGCGGTGGAGCCCGGGATGGGTTGCATGCCAGTTCGCCCCCTGATTCCGCGCGCCGAGCTCGAGAAGCAGTTTCATATCACCCAGATTACCCGCGTCCTGAATCGCGCGCCTGCGCCTTTGGTTCGTCTGATCCGAACTCTAATCCTAGGGCTTCGGCCGCACTTCGCAGAGTACGATCAAACTTCCCCTGCAGCGGACCCAGCAGGCCCAGCACCCAGAGCTGGGTCCAGTGATCTTGCGCTTCGAACCATTGCAGCAATTGCTCGGCGAGCTCCCGTTTCTCGCGCCCGAACTTCGCCGCGACCCGATTCAGCGCCGCATGCCCCGCGAGGCTCAGCATGACCGCCATCCGCCGCGGGCGCGGCGCGGGGCCCCCGGGGTTTTTCGGCCGACCGCGCTTTTTCACTTGCACCACCATCAAAGTTAGGCTATTATTAGGGCATGCCAGGAAATTCCGCGACACATATGAATAATAGCACACGCGACCGAGTGTCGCGCGTGGGGCTTCGCGACCGGCATCGGCTTGGCCGCCGGTCCCTGGCGGTAACTGACCTCCGCGTGGTGGACGACTCGCACAACGTCCGCGCGTGAGGAGTGACGTGCTCCGCGCACCACTCCGCCGGTAATTATCGTGGCGGTGCAGCGCGGATGCAACTGAGTGTGGCCGAACGGCGCGTCGGTTCGACTCCGACCCGGCCCAGTTCCTTGAGGAGCGGTCCGATCACCGTGATCGGTGGCGCATAACGCGCCAGCAAACCGCGGGAGCATAACGCTTCGTACTCCATCAAGGGGCCCGTGCGGACAGTGGTCCGGACGGGCTTTGCGCGGAGTGAAGCGTATATGCCACGGGATGGAAGAGGCGGGCCATGCACAAGCCAGGGCGGCTGCGATATACCGTACGGGACGGCGGCACCATCCGAATCGACCGGCCCTGCACGATCCGCGTGCAGATCCGGTGCAATCCCAAGCACGGCCAGCCGAAAGCCGAGCTGCTCTGCGAACCCAGCCCCACGCCCAGCGTCGTACATACTCAAACCGCCGTGCCCGCCTGAACAGGACCGCCCTCATTCCGGATCGCGCTGCTACATAGCACCGTCGCACTTGGATGCCGACGCCGCTCAGGCAAGCGCGGGCCCGGCGCGCCAGGGCCGGTGCACGCCAATGCGCTGGCCCGCTGCCGATCCTCTTTCCCCTGCCTCCGCGCACCCCCGGCCTGGCGCCAGCGCACCTCCCGCGCTGCGCCGGCCGGGGCCCGGATTGCCTATTCCGCGGGGCCGCGTGGCCCTGCTACTGCCTACTTCAGGAGGCCTGATTCATGTTCGGTCCCATTGCATATGCGAGTGTCGGCATCGTCGACGTCAGTGCGCCCGGCGCGCCGGCCTTTGACGCCGTCGACCAGGTCAACAACAACGAGGTGCGGCTGGCCATCCGGTTGCCGGCCGTGGACGCGGACGGCTCGCCGATCACCGGGCTGCGGCGGCTGCTGGTCGTCAGCGCCGGTGAGAGCGAGGGCAGCTACAACCCGTTCGAAGGTCTCGGGGCCGGCGAACTCAGCCAGGTGCCAGGGGCTGTCGTCCAGGAGCTCACCCTCTCGGAAAGCGATGCCGGCGCGGTCAAGGAGCTGACGTTCGCGGCGCTGTCGGTCGGCAAGCGGCAGTGGTTCGCGGCCGTCTGCAGCGATGAATAGCCGCCCGGCGCTGGCGAGCCTGGTTGTCCACCAGCGGCCGACCTGGCTCTGGTGGGCGATCAACCGCACCCGCTGGCTCCTGCGGTGGCTCGAAGCGCTCTAGGCGGTACAGGGTGAGCGCGGACCATCGCGGTCCGCGCTCGCCCGAGGGGAAAAGCAATGTCTGACTCCGACTACCTGACCATGAAGCAGGCCGCGCACGTGCTCGGCCGGAAGATGCATCCGGCCAGCGTGACGCGCTGGGCCCGCAAGGGTGTGAAAGCCCGCAGCGGCGCGCTGGTCCGTCTGCAGCACCTGCGGATCGGCGGCCTGCTCTACACCAAGCGCGAATGGCTCGAGGAGTTCGGCCGCACGCTGGCCGAAGCGGACCTGGCGGCCGCCGATGTGCGGCACCCGCATCGCCTGACCGTACCGCCGCCGGTTCCAGGGCTGATGTCGCATACCGATGCGGATGCGGCGCTACGGAGGGCCGGGCTGTGAGCGATGAGCCATTGGTGCGCTTGGGGCAGGGCGCGTTCGAAACCCGCATCTATGGCACGGACCACAGTCTGGAACCGGTGGCCGCACTGCGCGGCGTTCTGACCGAGATCGACAGCCTGCGTGAAGGCGACGCTGCGAAGACCCAGCGCGCTGAGCAGGCCGAGCGGCAGACGCAGCAGGCCCGGATGGAACTGGCTCGCCTCCGCGCGGAACTCGACAGCGCGCGGAACGAGGTGGCCGAGCTCCGCGCGCGCGCCGAGCGCGCGCAGCACCTGATCGACCACCAGGCCGAGATCATTCGTGGTCTGCGGGCCGCGATCTGCGAGCTCGCCGGCCAGTTGCGGGACAAACAGGAGACGACCGCGGACCTCGTCGGGGGCGATAGCACATGAACGGCAACCGTGCCTCGACGTGCCGGGTGGTCCGTCCAGCCGGTGCGGCCGCACCCCGGCCGATTCAGCTGCGCGCGCCCACCCCGCAGGAGCGGGCCGTCAAAGCAGCCCGGCTCCCGGACGAGATCGAAGCGCTCTACTGGTGCATCGATCTGGCTGAAGCTCCGATGACCGAAGGTGAACTCGGCCAGATGACGGCGCTCATGCCGGGCCGTGTGCGGGAGGCCTGTCAGCGCTTGGCGGCCGCGGGCTTGATCGCGCGCGCCGGGCCGATGTGGAGAACCACTCAGATCATTCGAACAAGCTGCAGTGACACCGGCGCCGAGCCGCCGGTGCTCTGAATCTCAAACCGCGCGGCGCGGACGCCGCGCACCGGAACTGAACATCAGGAGAACGGCACGATGCCACTGACAATCACCAAGGGAAAGCAGCAGCGCCCCCGGCGCATCACGATCTACGGGATTCATGGGGTCGGCAAATCCACCTTCGGCGCCCAGGCCGAGCGTCCGATCTTCATCCCGACCGAGGAGGGCCTGAATGACATCGACGGCGAGTTCTACCCGCTGGCGCGCCGCTACGCGGCCGTCCTGGCCGCGATCGGCGACCTGTACACGCAGCCGCGGGACTATCGCACCGTCGTGATCGACACGCTCGACTGGCTGGAAAAGCTCATCTTCGCCGAGGTCTGCGAGAAGAACGGCGTCACGGACGTGTCCGAGATCGACTACGGCAAAGGCTACGGCCAGGCCCTGTCGTATTGGCGGGAAGTCATCGACGGTCTGGACGCGCTCCGCGAGAAGTGTGGCCTGACCATCATCCTGATCGCGCACAGTCAGATCGTGCGCTTCGACAACCCGGAGACCGATTCGTACGACCGCTACGCGCCCGCGCTGCACAAGCTCGCCTCGGCCATGATCCAGGAGTGGTGTGACGAGGTGCTGTTCGCGACGTACGAGGTGCGTACCAAGAAGGTCGCCGACAACTTCGGCAAGCCCGTGCACCAGGGGATCGGCGACGGCACGCGGATCCTGCGCACGACGGAGCGGCCCGCGCACTACGCCAAGAACCGGCTCGGCCTGCCGGACACCATTTCCCTCGACTGGAACGTTTTCGCGGCCTACATGCGCGGCGAGGTTCCCCCCACTGCCGCCCAGGCCGCGGTGGAACCGTCCGCCGCCCAGGAGCCAGCCCCCACTGAGGCGCCGGCCGCCAGTTAAGCCTTCCCCCAACACAGGAGCAAGCCCACATGGGTGCCAATCTCACCGGTTTTGATGCTAACACGGTCAACCCCTCCGAGCCGTTCGTGCCGCTGCCGGAGGGGCGCTATCTGGCCATTATCACCGATAGCGAGTTCAAGCCGACCAAGCGCGGCGGCGGCAAGTTGCTGAAGCTCACGCTGCAGGTCGTGGACGGCCCGCACAAGAGCCGCAAGCTGTTCGCGAACCTCAACCTCGAGAATGCCAATGCCGACACGGTGCGGATCGCGCGCGCCGACTTGTCGGCCATCTGTCGGGCGGTCGGCGTGCTGCAGCCGAAGGATTCGTGCGAGCTGCACAACATTCCGCTGGTCGTTGTGGTCGGTCACAAGAAACGCGACGACAACGGGGCGCTGGCCAACGTGATCCGGGGCTACGAGAAGAAAGCAGCGCTGGCGCCGGCGCCGGCTGCCGCCAGCGCCGCAGGCCCCGCGCCGTGGAAGCGCTGATGGCCCGCCTCGTCATCGAGCTGCCGTATCCCCCGTCGCTCAATCACTACTGGCGACGGGTGGGTGTGCGGACGCTGATCAGCCGGCAGGGCCGGGCGTACCGCCAGCTGGTCCTCGCCCTGGTGCGCCGGCGTCTGCCCGGCCCGCGGCCAATCCTGCACGGCCGGGTGTCCGTTCGGCTGCTCGTGCATCCACCCGACGACCGCTCTCGCCGTGATCTCGACAACCTGCAGAAGGCCCTGTTCGACGCCCTGCAGATGGCGGCGGTGTTCGAGGACGACGGCCAGATCGACCACATCGAGGTGGACCGGGGCGCCGTCGTGCCGGGTGGGGTCGTGATTGTGGAACTGAGCGAGCTTGAAAGCACAGCGCGCACGCCCATGCCGTCTGCGGTGCCGCCATGAGCACGGCGACACGCTTGAAAGCCAAGACCAATGGCATACGCGCCACGCGCTGTGAGCGTTGCCATCGCCCAGTCCCGTGGCCCACCGGCGCGACGCGGTGCCCGCACTGCGGGTACGAGATTCTTCGGCAAGGCACACACCGCATCATGGTGGCCGACCCGCCGCGCGGCGCGCGCGACGGATAGCCCGGTGGGACCGCATGCTCCAGCTCCGTCCATACCAGCGCGAAGCGGTCGACGCCGTCTACCGCCATCTGCGGGAGCGGGACGATCACCCCTGCGTGGTCATTCCAGCCGCGGGTGGCAAGACCCCCATCATCGCCACGATCTGCCGCGACGCGGTGCAGCGCTGGGGCGGCAAGGTGCTGATCCTCGCGCACGTGAAGGAGCTGCTCGCCCAGGCCGTCGAGCACTTGCGCGCCATTGCCCCGGATTTGCCGGTCGGGCTCTATTCCGCCGGCTTCGGCCGCCGGGATCTCGGCTACGCCGTCACCGTCGCCGGCATCCAGTCGATCTACACGCACGCCGGCGACGTCGGGGCCGTGGATCTGGTCATCGCAGATGAATGTCACTGGATTCCCCAGGACGGCGAAGGCATGTATCGCCAGTTCATCGGCGAGATGCGCGTGATCAACCCGCAGGTGCGGATCATCGGCTTTACGGCCACGCCGTATCGGCTGCGCGGCGGCCTGCTCTGCGCGCCCGACCACGTGCTCAACGCCATCTGCTACGAGATCGGCGTGCGCGAGCTCATCGTGCAGGGCTACCTGTGCCCACTGCGCTCCAAGGCCGGGTCCCAGAATCCCGACTACGACCAACTCCACGTGCGCGGCGGCGAATTCATACCTGGCGAGGTCGAACAGGCGATGGACAGCAACGAGCTCGTCGTTGCCGCCTGCCAGGAGATCGTCCAGTTCACCGCCGAGCGGAAAGCCGTGCTGATCTTCGCCGCCGGCGTCCAGCACGGCGAGCACGTGGTTCGCACGCTCCGGGAGCGCCACCAGGTCGAGTGCGGCTTCGTCTGCGGCGACACGCTCCCGTTCGTGCGGGAAGAGACCATTCAGCGCTTCCGGGCGGGCGAATTGAAATACCTCGCCAACGTCAACGTCCTGACCACCGGGTTCGACGCGCCGCACATCGACTGCGTGGCGCTGCTGCGCCCCACGATGTCCCCAGGGCTGTACTACCAGATGGTTGGACGCGGGTTCCGGCTGCACCCGGGCAAGACGGACTGCCTGGTCCTGGACTTTGGCGGGAACATCCTGCGCCACGGCCCGGTCGATCAGATCCGCATCGACACGCCCACTACGCGCACCGGCCCGCCGCCGGCCAAGGAATGTCCGCAGTGCCATGAGCTCATCGCCGCCGGCTACGCGGTCTGCCCGCAGTGCGGGCACCTGTTCCCGCCCCCTGAGCGCGAGAAGCACGATCGCACCGCGAGCACGGAGGGCGTGCTCTCCGACGAGGTGCAGCGCAACGAATACGACGTGGCCGACGTCTTCTACGCCGAGCACGTCAAACGCGGCGCTCCGCCGGATGCACCGCACACGCTGCGGGTGGACTACAAGATCGGCTTCAACACGTATGTCTCGGAATGGATCTGCTTCGAGCACGAAGGCTGGCCGCGGCGCAAGGCCGAAGACTGGTGGCGCTTGCGCGGGGCCGAGCCGGTGCCGGACACCGCCGGCGAAGCGGCCCAGCGGGCCCAAGCCGGTGAGTTGGCGGTGGCGGAGCGGATCACGGTCGAGCGCCGGGCGGGCGACCAATTCGACCGCGTCGTCGCCTACGTGCTGGGCGACAAGCCCACGGCGCTGCACGAGCACCCCTGGGACGATGACCAGCGCCCCACAGCGGCCGGGGAGGCCTGCCCGGGCTGCCAGCGCTATGACGTAACGATTCGGCGGGAGTCCGATGACTGCAACTGGGAAGTCGTCTGCGCCTGGTGTGGGCGCTGGTTGCGCTCGGCCAGTGACCACGAGGCCCACACGCTAATCCCAATCGATGACATCCCATTCTGAGGAGCCCGTGGACGACGGCCGGTATGAGTAACGGACTGCTCATCGCTGCCCAGCGCTACCTCGCCGCCGGATTTTCCGTCCTGCCGGCCGTGCGGGCCACCAAGCGCCCGCCGGTCGCGCAGTGGAAGGAGTACCAGACTCGCCGCCCTGCCCCGGCCGAGCTCGAGCAGCTCATCCCACGTGGCGATGCGCTGTGCATCATCTGCGGCGCCGTCAGCGGCCACCTGGAAATGCTCGACTTCGACCTGGGCGGCGAGCTCTACGAGCCGTGGACCGACCTGGTCGCGGAGCGCGCCCCGGGGTTGCTCGCGCGCCTGGTCGTCGAGCGTTCGCAGTCCGGCGGGATGCACGTGGTCTATCGCTGCGCCGTCCCCATCAGCGGCAATCTCAAGCTCGCCATGCGCGCCATCCCGTCGCCCGACGAGCAGCTGGTCACGATCGGCGGCAAGCCGTACCGGCCACACCGCCATGCCGGCGGCTGGCGCGTTGTCCTCAGCCTCGTCGAGACGCGCGGCGAGGGCGGGCTGTTCCTGTGCGCACCAACGCCCGGCTACGAGCTGCTCCAGGGCGACCTCGACAGTCCACCCACCATCAGCGAAGCCGAACGCGACATCCTCCTCGGCTCGGCCTGGGCGCTGAACGAAGTCCAGCCCGAGCTCGTCTCCGGCCAGACGGGCAACGTGGATGGCCGGCCCGGCGATGACTTCAACGCGCGGGGCCAGGTACGCGCCATCCTCGCCGCGCACGGCTGGACACTCGTCAAGGGTGGCGAGAACGAGTACTGGCGCCGGCCCGGGAAGACCAGCGGTTCGAGTGCCACGCTGCGGGGCGGCGTGTTCTACGTGTTCAGCTCGAACGCCGCGCCGTTCGAGCCCAATCGCGGCTACCCGCCCTTCGCCGTGTACGCTTTGCTCGAGCACGCCGGCGACTTTGCGCAGGCTGCGACCGCGCTGCGGCAGATCGGCTACGGCGCACCCGCCCAGCCCGATCCCGAGGTCGACCTGAGCAAGCTGCAGGTCCAAGGTCAGTTCATCGAGGTTCCCGCCCAGGATGATGAACCACCGCCCGCTGAGACCGCCGTCGATCCGGGTCCATTCCCCCGCGCGCTGCTCGACGTGCCCGGCTTCATCGCCGGCGTCATGGCCTACAACCTCGCCACCGCCCCACGGCCCCAGCCCATTCTCGCCCTGGCCGGCGCCTTGTCCCTGATGGCGATCCTGGCCGGACGCAAGGTGCGCGATCACCGCGAGAACCGCACCAACCTCTACATCGTGTGCCTGGCGAACAGCGGCGAAGGCAAGGGCCACGCCATGAAGGTCAATCGCAAGATCCTCTACGCCGCCGGCCTGTCACGCCTGGAAGGCCCGAGCCGGATCGCCTCCGACTCGGGTCTGCTCACCATGTTGGACGGCCATCCCGCGCGCCTGGTCCAGCTTGACGAGTTCGGCCGCTACCTGGCCACGATGGGCGATCCGCGCCGCAGCCCGCACCTGCACGGCATCGTCACGACGCTCATGGAGCTCTACAGCTCGGCCGACACCGTCTACTACGACAAGGCCTATGCTGACAACAAGCGCACGCGCGAACCGATCGACCAGCCGTTCGTGTGTCTGCTCGCGGTCAGCGCCGCGGATCCGTTCCGCGCTGCGCTGACCAAGGACAGCCTGTCCGACGGCACGCTCGCCCGTCTGCTGATCTTCGAGCCCGGCGACCTGCCCGACCTGGTCGACGTGCACTTCCCCGCCCCGCCGGACGAGCTGCTCGCCACTGCGCAAGCCTGGGGTGCCTTCACACCCGGCGGCAACCTGCAGGGCGAACATCCTGAACCGATCGTCGCCACGATCAAGCCCGACGCGCGCGAGCGCATCAAAACCCTGCAGCGCAGCGCCGACGATCAGATGCGCGCGGCCAACGACTGGCGCGCGTCGATCTGGGCCCGGGCCACGGAGAAAGCCTGTCGCCTCGCGCTCATCTGGGCCTGCTCGGTCGTGGGTGACAAGATCGAGACCGGCGCGCTGCCGACGATCGACCTGGCTGCCGCGGACTGGGCCTGCCGGCTCAGCGAATACCTCACGCGTCGGCTGGTATTCACCGCTGACGCGTATGTCAGCGAGAACGCGTTCGACGCGGTGCAGCAGCGCATCGTGCGTGAGCTGCGGCGCGCTGGCGGTGCGATTGGGCACAACGAATTGACCCGTCGCCTCCAGCGGATCCCACCCCGCGTGCGCCAGGAAGCCATCGAAAATCTGCGCGATGTGGGGCGATTATTTTTCAAAGAAATTTCTACGGGCAAGCGCCCCAAGGGGATTTGGAGTCTCGCGTGGTAGCGCTGACGTTATTGATATCATCACCACGCCAAAAACGATGCAAGTCGTTTGCAGTTCTGCCATTAACTCCAAAAATGCCCATTACGTCATCTGCGCCTTCATATATAGGGGGGGAAGAGGGGCTAAGAGGGGGTAAGAACCAGGGACAAATACAAGAGGGTAGATGGAATGACAATATAATAGTATATCTCTCTATCTCTATACTCTCTCTTATCTTACCTTCTTTTATTCCGTCACCATTCTGTCAACAACATCAGCGCGGGGCGGGGGTCGTTGGCGGGACCACTAGGGTTGGTAGGTACTTCCTGGCAATTTCCGTGCCAAATGCCAGCCCGAGCAGCCGCTCTCCCAGACAGACTTACTTTGCGCCGGCGCGACAAGTCCCGGGTCGCCATCCGCCGCCCCACCGTCGGCCCCCGTGGCCACCCGTTACGCGCGGGGCGCCGCGGTGGACCGTCCCTACCACCCTCGCCGCCCGCGACGCCCGTGGGCCCAACGTCGCCGCGTGGGGGCCGCCCGGGCGGCGGAAGATCCGCCCGTTTCTCAATATACGGAGACCTAACCCATGAACGTCGAGCCTCGGCCCCTGGCCGAGATCAAGCCCTACGAAAAGAACCCCCGCGACAACGATGCGGCCGTGGACGCCGTCGCGGAGTCGATCCGCCGGTTCGGCTTCCGCCAACCAATCGTGGTGGATGGTGCCGGCGTAATCGTCTGCGGGCACACACGCTTCAAAGCTGCCCTGAAGCTCGGCCTGGCAGAGGTACCGGTCCATGTGGCCCGGGATCTGACGCCTGAGCAGATCCGGGCCTACCGCATCGCTGACAACAAGACAGCGGAGTTGGCGACGTGGAACCTGGAATTGCTGCCCGTCGAGCTGGCCGAGCTCCAGGGCGCCGGCATCGATTGGTCGCTCCTCGGGTTCGACGGCGACGAACTGGCCAAGCTGCTCGGCGGTGAGGTCAAGCAAGGACTGACCGATCCGGACGACGTGCCCGAGCCGCCGGACGATGCGATCACGCAACC